GTCGATGCTATTGCATTATCTGAACCTTTGAAGGTTCGGATGATCACAAAGGCTGAAGCTGAGACCAAAGTACTCAAACCATTCCAGATGGCATTGTTTGAATATTTAGGTCAGCAGCCTCAGTTTGCATTGACTAGTGGGTGTACGAAGACCACTCTTGTGGATTCTTTTGAGGAATCCAAGCTCCGTTGGATCGAGAAGATTGAACAACAAATTCAATCAATTAATTCTCGTTCCTCCGAAGAAGAACTGTGGTTATCAGGGGATTATACAGCAGCGACAGATAATTTTCCAATGTCTGTAACTAATGCACTATTAGAAGGAATACTTTCTCAAATTGATCATGAACCCACAAGGATGTGGGCTCGATGGGAATGTTCTCCACATATCATCCGTTACCCATTAGGGTTAGATGATGGGAGACAGACATCTGGTCAGTTAATGGGAAGTCTTCTTTCTTTTCCTCTTCTTTGCTTTTTGAACGACTTTATAGTCTCTGAATCAGGGTTTGAAAAAGGGAAATACCTTATTAATGGGGACGATGTCGTCGCCAAAGGGGATTTATCTACCATTTTAAAATGGCGGAAAAATTCCCCGAAGGTAGGCCTCTCTCTTTCCTTGGGGAAGAACTTTATCAGCAAGGATTTCTGTACTGTTAATTCACAGTTATTTTTTAACGGTGAGTGTCAGCATACAGGAAAAGTCTCATGTCAGACTCGAGCCGGACTAAGTCTCGGATTCTGTTTTCAAGAATCCCAGTTTTATTTCGGCTGTCACGATGACATGTATCAGGAATTTATAAGGAGGAATATATTAGAGTTGAGGAAAACTCCTCGTTCTCTATTTGTTTCTTCAGATCTTGGAGGCCTTGGTTTAACAACGAACCTATCCCGTGTGGATAGGAAGTTGGCACACCAAGTATACCTTCGAGATTTCTTAAAACCCTTTTTTGACTTCTCCTCGTGCTCCCGGTTTCCCGGAGTACCGAGTACTTGCTATTCCTGAGTTTCAACATGAGTTGACTCGGGAATATTTAAAGGACATTGACCAGTCGGAAAAAACTCTTAATATTCT